TTACCTAACCAATTTAAACCTCTACCACTTGTACCTGATGTTCCTGATGTACCAACAACAGTTGCACCATTAACGGTAAAAGAACCTGAGATATTAACTTGTGTTAAACTCATTTGTAATGGACTATTATCTCCATCACCTGTTTGTATTGTTTGAAGCACAGATGTTAAACCATTTGTGCTATCTGTCATTTTTAATAAACCCTGATAAGAACTACTTACATAGAGATTGTTCAACTGTCCCATACTATATTATATTTTATATATTTTGCCACTCATTATTTACTTTTCTCCATAACTGATTAACTTCATCCCACGTCAAATTCGGAGAGAAACTTGATACAGGTAATACACATCTATTATAATCAAATTTTTGTGTCATTGAAACATTTAATATCCATCCTGCTAAATTTGTTTCTGTCTTTTCATACATTATTTGAACAGGTGCATCAAAATCAGCTTCATACTCAGACAAATACATTTTACTGAATAAGTCCTTCACCAATTCTAATGTGTCAGATAATACATATGGTAGGTTGGATAAATCATCATTCAACTTATCTACGAAGTATATCTTCCACTTTATGTGTACGTGTCCTGTATGGAAACGTGCTAAATCATTCTGAACGTACATACGAGGATACTTAGGTTCTTCTTTTGTGATTATATCATTGGTCAATTGAGGTACATCCCCAAATCCAAATGAATTAATCTGTTCGTGTAAATCAGCGAACTTCTGAAAATCTTTAATAACCACTCTATAACTTTCAAATGTTTGGTCTTCAGGAAACCCGTAACCAAAATCAACAGGTGGTGTACAACTGTTATAATCAAATTTAATCTGTACAGAAAAGTTAATCGTCCATCCCGCCACATTATCCTCAAATCTTTCTAAGAAACTATAAACGTCAGGCTCCTGATCAGGAATAATATCCCAACTAAAATCACCATATCGTTGTGTAAATGATTGTAATAATACGGTCCAAATATCTTTTGCAATCTCCAATGTATCTGATAAAACATCATCTAAATTTGTTAAGTCGTCATTTAATTTATCCATAATAATACAACCGAAATTGTAGTGGATATGATTTTGATTTAATACAACATCACCAGGTACCATATACATTCTCGTATAACGTGGAGCCTGTTTGGTATCTATATCGTTTGTACACTGTGCTAAGTCACCAAAACCGAACGAGTTAATCTGTTCGTGGTGATACGCTATTGATGCAAAATCCGCTATTAGTTGTTTATAGTCAATCATTATAAGTAAATATAAAAAAGTGATGGGTGTGTTGTGAAATTATACTTGACCCATTAATTTATTTTGTGCTTTAACTTGTTCTTGTTCCCAACCTATTAAATAACTCAGTTGGTTAAAAACTTCTACTACATTCATTTTGTAGACTGTGTTATGCTTCGTAATATCATTTTCCGATATTTTGTTGACAACAATGAACCATCCGAAGGTTTGTGTGAACGTATTTTGTAGACCATCCTCCACATCATCCATATCATTTTGATTTGCTGCCAAAAACTCAGCTTCACGTTCATCGTAGTCAAAGATGTTGGGGTATAATCTAAAAACATCCTTGCGTATGTTGTAAAAAAAGTCTGTGCTGCCAGCACGTACCTCACATCTAATTCCTTTTTAAATAGTTCTGCTCGTTTAACCATACTATTCATATCATATGGTTCAATCTCAAAATTGTGTTTTGATACCTCATTGATGATAGGTCTATACATAATTGCTGCAAGTATATGTAAATGGTCTAATAAGTCCTGTGGTTTCTTAGTTGATATTGTATCCATATCTATAAACTCAGCAAAGGTTAAGTCCCTCCAATTAGGAAAGAACCCATACTCCACTCCGTTTAATTCAAACCTATCCTCAAACTTAACTGTCTCAGTTGTTGGCATCATATTTAATACAGATGCTGCAAGGAATGATATTTCTTCAAATCCTCCCTCCAATAAATCGTTTAATGGTGCATCAGTCACTACACTCAATATCTTAGCGTAGAAATAATCATCCTCAAATAAGTCTTTTATTTTATATATCTTAGAGTAATGTTCTATTGTTATTACTTCAGGAAGATAATACTCCTGTCCTTCAATTCTAAATTTTATCACTGTTTCTTCTATTTTTTGATTGTTCCGAATATGTTGACCATCTACAATTAGATGGTTCATATCCTTTATTATTATCTATTCTATCTAATGTCTTACCATCCGGTCTTTTACCCATATCTTTATAAAATTGTTGAAATGAATTTAACCATTCGGGACAAACTATTATTCCTCTTCCACCATAATCTTTATATTGTTTGTGGTATGGTTTAGTACATCTTACTTTCATACTAACCCAACTATTATATTCTTTTGATTTTGATAATGAATGTTTTAAATTAGGTTTTTTTTCACATCCACAAGATTTAGTTAATCCATTTTTTAAAGAATAATAATCTACTGTTTTAATAGTACCACATTCACATTGTACTACTACACGTTTTTTATAATTTAATCTTTCAGCTTCTTTAATTATTTTCCATTTATTCATAGTAAAATATAAACTTTTTTATCCAGCAAAACTAATTGCGTACCTACCGGTACTTTTTAAATTCTTTATTTGGAAGTACATACCCATTGCGAGTGCATCCGATAAGTCAGGTGATTTACCTAATAGTCTTTTCATATCATCCTTGGATTGTACTGATACCTTATTATCTTTATCAACGTCCTTTAATTTGACCGCTAATAATTCTTGTGTTAATTCATCTATTATTGATGGGTTCATTATATTGAGACTAATCTTTCCCTCATTAAATAGTTCAGATAGTTTAACATAACATTGGGACTTAAGATTGGAGAAGTTTTGTTTGTGTAATGGTGAACTATTATTGACGAAGTTTGTTCCCTTAATCTGGTCCGCAACACCGCCACCTACGCCATCACTATCTACAATAACATTATTAGGATGAACACCGTACTTAGCAATTAACTCCCTAATTTCAGAACTTAATTCTGTGGTTGATAATTTGGTATAGACATAACATTCAAGGACAACCAGTCCACTCCAAACCATCACAACGGACCTATCCGATCCGAAACGTGCAACGTCCACTGATAAATACTTCTTATCGTCTATATTTGGTTTTGATTTAAACACACTATCACTAATCTTATCGAAATTGAATAGACTGTCATTATCATCCAAATAATCCCAATCACCTTCTAACAATCTTTTACGTTGTTGATTTGGTAAAGTCTTCAACATATCAATATAAGATGGTGGTAAATGTGGGTTGTCCATTGGTAGTGCTGGAACAAACGCCTTATCACTTTCCAATGTATCCTGTACAAATGGTAAATAAAAGTCTTTTTTAATCCAATTCTGACCAGGGTTACAGGTCAATAACATCTTAGGGATTAACTTGTACTTATTTAGTTTAAATCTTATACGTGATTTTAATATTGAATAACATAAGTGTGACACCTGTGCTGCTTCATCTATAAAGACAGCGGAAACCTCAATACCACCCAAACTGTCATAGTTAGCGTCTGATGGTTGATACGCAAGGTCCTTTAATATAATCTCACTACCGTTGTTGAATGTCATTTGATTAGACTGTCCATTGAATGTATAGTGTTCCCCTGATTTTAGTCCCATCATTCCTAACACCTCAAATAAAGTATTAAGTGTGGTTTGTTTAAGTTGTTGTAATACAGTTCTTCCAATCAAACATCTGATACCTTCGTACTTTAAACATAAGGTTGCAATCCATACACAACCCAACCAACTCTTTCCTCCACCCGCTGAACCACCATAAACGATTATGTTTGTATGGTCGTCTAACAATAGTTTGAAACATTGTTTCTGTTTATCTGTAGGATTAATCTGTATTTCCATATAAAAATTTGTATGCAGTTAAATCCTCTACATCTATATTGTCGTTTATTTCTCTGTCCCATTGATTTGGATCGTGTTGTAAATCACAATCAACCCTACCTCTTGCACATCTTAACATCCAATCCTCTTTTGTCTTATTATAATAGTGATTAATATAGGCCACATCTGTTGGACCGTTCTGATTGAATGGACCTAAGAATTTATAACCTCTTGTGTCTATTGCTAAGTTGTTTGTATTATGTGGCATATGCATCCTGTCATTTGATTTACAATTAACCAATACTTTAATGTGTTCGTTTGGTGCCGCACCTCTTTTGGTGAACATAGTAAGTAATGAATTACAATACCTATTTACTATACCCATATTACCAAACATAAACCAATTCAACGCAATTGCGTTAGACCTATTTTTATATTCTTCTATTAGTTCCTTAATATTCTTATGTTTCTTAAGAACAATAAACTCATCACAATCAATAAACCCAACCCAATCATATTCTGTATTGGTATCTAAAAACTCATTATAGGCCTTTAATTGTATTGAACCACCATCATATATACGTTTTTCTAATATTGGATGTTCTAAGTCTGTCGTCCAATCGTTCTGATACATAATGACTTTATCAAATCCTAATTTCTGATTATAGTTCAACCATTCCTCTAAGTAATAGTCTTCCCATTTTGCTACACATACTAATGCTATTTTAATTGTGGACATATAATACTTTATTTACTTTATTAAATTTAGCAATAGGATATTTGATAGAAAAATCTTCTATAAATTTCCAATCAGCGGCAGCAAAGGTTGTATCCAATTTTATTTTATTACCCATATTAGTCTTAAACATATAACATCCTATATCTATATTTCCATATTCCATCTTACAATCAATAGGAAAATATTCATCACTCGTCCAATTATGAACCATTTGACAGTACACAAAATGTTTATCCTTTCCCATCCTTAACATATTCTCAACAAATGTTGGTACATAATAATTATCTTCCCCTGTCATTATGGTCCATTCTGCTGTTGAACATTGTAACCCATAGTTTCTTGGAGTGTGTCCCCAATCATTATACCTCTCAGGTAGATTAGTGAACTTAATACGATCATCGTTAATGACGTTTAGAAACGAATTAAGACGGTCTAAATTCTCTTGAGGTATATTATCACCTACTATATGGATCTTCCAATTTGGGTTGGTCTGTGCAAGAATGGAACATACTATTGTGAATAGATGTTCTGTCCTTTTATAAGTTGGTATAATAAATTCTATATTCATATATATGTATATATCTTTTGTCAAAAACGAAACATTACGAACGTTGTGACAAAAAAATTAGTCCAAGTTTATGTTGATACTTATTGGTTGTCCATTTGATGTAATATCAACCTTCTTCGTACCCTCCAACGAATGTATCTTCGCAATATCTGCAAGAACCTCACGCTCAACTCTTTTATTACGGTCTTCACGACACCTATGAAGTAAGTCATATAATTGGGTTAAATGTGTTTCTAATATTTCTTCTGAGTTTTGTTGGAACCTTTCTTTCATTTTTTGTTTAGCATCCTTCCAATAATTCTCAGCCTGTCTTGTTGTTATTTCAAATTCTTTTGCAGCCTTTTCTTTAAATTCATTGTATCCCAAATGTTCATACAACATCATTTCATATACTCTATTCATTCTCTGTTCTATCTGCAAATCACTTGATTTATTTTCTTTAGCCATTATTTCATTGATTTAATATAGTTAGTGATAAGTGAGTATTGTTTATTTCCACAACTTCTGCAGTTATAATCAAACTTACTTCCAAATAGAAATATAAAAACTTTATCAATCAACTCCTTGTGTTCATCTAATGGTCCACCCATTCTACTTAAATCTGCGTACGCTTTTCTAATTTCTTCCTGTGTTGGAACATCATCAAATATATCAATAGGGTCAGGTAATGGTAATGGTTCCATTAGTTCTTTCTTCTTCTTACAAGATTTACATCCACCTTTAACTTTCTTAGGTGGGTTTAATAACGCTTCTTCCTTTAACTTATTCAACTTGTCCATTGTCTATTGGTTCTATTGTATCTATATTATTAAAATGGTCTATCTCCGGTGTTGGTTCAGATACCACAATTGGTACGGGTGTTGGTTTGGGTATATTGTTTCCCTTACAGTTACACATTGTTTATTGATTTAATTTATTTATTATTTTAGTTTTTGTATCAAATCTAATCTCTTTAAAATAACGAGAAATACTTGAAATGGGAATAGATGTTTTACGACTTACCGCTTTCATTGAACTATTTAATGTAAGATACATATCCATCAAGGAACGTTGGAACCAAGTTAATTGACAATACTCTTGTTCTAATAATTGATATAGTTCTTCTCTTTCGTAATTCTCTTGTTCATATTCTAAGTCATAACAAGTTGATAGGTCTATATTCATTATGGTTCTTTCCCTTCGAATTTTATAATGGAACGGACTGGTCTTAGAATAATAGTTGGTTCTCATTATTGCGGTGATGTAGTACTTGATATTATTATCATCATAATCCCTCAATACAATCTCATCCTTATTATACAACTGAATTATACACTCGTGTAATAACTCCTGATGTATATCTGTATCTGTCTTACATAACTTACGTGCTATCTCTAATAGGTCGTAATAATGTTTCGAGATGTAATTTTCTATTTCTTTATTCATTCAACATTTTTCTACAGTCCGTCAGGAAACCACTAACTTCAAAAGCGTCCACTTCATTGTTAGATTCAATTGAACTTTCTAATATCTCGTCCAAAAATTGTATCCTGTTTATGGTTGGGTCATCTAAATTATACTCTATATATTCTAATAACTTATCTATTGCTTTTATACAAATAGCTTTCTTTTGTTTTGCTGTAAAATCAAAATACGCTTTTGGTATATGTATAACCCCTAAATCAATTTGTTCCCTTTTCATCATAATAATCTCTTATCAATGCTCTTATTGTTGTATGACTGCAATTATAAATATCCGCTAATTCAAAATAACCTTTACCTTCCTCATATTCCTTTATTATTTGTTCTTTCATTGTATGTATTTTCAATACCTTTCTTCCCCCATTACTATGTCCTACCCTCTTCTTCTTAGGTGTCTCGTTGAAACATTCCCATACCTTATCCGCCGTCTTAAACCCTTTCTTCCACCACACACCATTGGTATAACTAAATCCCAACAATTGTAAGAACTGATGTGTTTGTTCTTTTTGTACGTGATCCGCAAAAACATTACACTTAACCGGCACACGTGTTGAACCTCCATTATCTAATTTTGATTGTCTATTTGCGTTATTGGTTATGGTTACGTGACACTTCTTACAATACTTAAATAATGTTCCCAAATGACTTTTATAATAATCTGATGCTGGTAATACTTTTTTACATTCAGGACATTTCTTACTTACACCTTGAACCTCCAATACCTCTGGTTCTTCATTAGGAACTATTGTGGAGACTTTAATCTGTTCTTGAAGTAGTTGGTCCATCAATTGTTTTTCTTGTTTTATTTTGGATTTATATTGTTTGTATCCTATTCTCATACAAGAATTACATATTCTTCTTCTATAATGTTTTTTCTTAGTTGAATGATAATAAGTGTCATATTGATTTATATCCTTTTCACTATTACATTTTGTACAAACCATATATATAAATACCTATTTAAATTTGAAAAGTCACCTACAGGTTGGGAGCATTACTTCTTTACCCGTGGTGACCTTTCCGTATAACAAATAATCAATTCAGAACTATTATAAATATACATTTAATACTTCATAAAATCAAACATAAACTTCTTAGGGTTTTTATTATTAGTATGAAGAAATGGATGTATTAGTAAAACTGCAGTTAAATTTTCTGCTTCACTGATTGACCAGTAGTCTACTAACTTATCTATTTTTGTTCTATCTTGAAATTCACTTGTCTTGTTATGTTTTTCCCATCTCCAATTTAAACTATTTTCGTTGGTGTATTTCTTTACATCCCAACAGAATATTCCATTTGCTCCAACAGAAATATAATATCCAGTATCACATTCCATTAACTTTTCGTACTTATCCTTTTCAATCAAATAGGAATAGTAACCTTCGTTTCTATTTTTAAATTCAATATCAACCTGTGCTTTATCACTAACATAATCCGTAGGATTATAAATGTTGATACTCTTAGGTCTAAGGTCTGGATAAACAATCTTCAATAGTTCCGCTGTTGAGGATTCATTTAAACTGAGTAGATATTCTTCAAGTACTTGTACCATTATTTATTTATTCTTTCGTTATAAGATTTAATACATCCTGTCCACCATTTCTCAGCAACTTGTTTATCTTCATTAATAGAAATTAATGACCTATAGTATTTATAACAACCAATCAACCATTTTTCTGTCATAGTTGGATTAGTTAACTTTTCTTCTTGATATAATTGAATTACTTCAACATAAGTTCTTGTTTTTGGTACTAATACCTTTTTTGTTTTACTTTTCATATTCTATTTGTTTTAATTTGATAATGATATAATATACATAAAATACTTTAATAATACAAATATACATATTAATTCTTAACAGGGCACAATTCGTTCTCCTACAGATTAATGAGATAAATCTCAACACACCCCTGAGGTTTCATAAGACCAGTCTAAATTGATAATGTGAACTTCAATCATTGCCCCATATCTTATTTATATCCCAAGACCTTTTTTGTGGTCGGTACGTTCCTCAATTAATCTGCGTAATTGGTAATGTATATCCACCGATAAGACCCCTTCTGATGTACGGAAAATGACTAACGTATCTATCTTGAAACTCCTCCAGGGCGATAATCATCCTTTTTCTGTCGGATGACCCACATTAATAAATAAGGGTTTTTTCTCGAAAATCCAAATCTCAGTAAAAATATTTCCGTATTTCGTAAATTAAATTATACATTAGGTGTGGATAAGTATATATCCTTAGATTTTTTATTATGGAATATTCATATTATATTTAGGTATTATTAAATTAAAAAATAAATTAAAATGGCAGAAATTAAAGTAGAATTTTATTCAAAAGAAATTAGTATCCTTCAACAATCTCAATCTAAACTTGCGTTAGAGTATTTAACATCAAAAGGTTATACCCCAACAGTTGAGGAACTATGGAGAGTAACTGAAGTATTTGTTTTATGTTGCTTACAAAAACAAGATGAAACATTAAAGAAAAGAATTATAGCACTTGATAAGTGGATACAATCTAAAACAAATCCAACTGAACAAGTTAAACAAACTATTATTAACAAATTAAGTAAATAAGATGAAAGAAAAAACATCACTACGTCCTATTGGAGACATTTGGGATGAATTATCAAACCACCCTGATTATGTTGTGGGTGGTTATTATGATAAGGAAACGGTTATTGATATTATTGCTAATTCAATTAGTGATGATTATGATGATGATGATAAATTATTTAAAGACGCTGAAGAAATACTAAATAATAACTTTTACCAAATACAAAAAAATGTAGAAGATTGTTATGAATTTGCAACATCAGAATTGGATTTTTTAGATAGTTGTGATTTACCTGAAGAATTAAATAAAGAAGATTAATATTTGGAATTGTAAAAACAATTTCTTATATTTATTAACAGGACAGGGGGTTATTTATTTATTTAATTTTGATATTGCCCATTTCAGTTTGATTAATATCCCCTGTCCTTTTTAAAACGTCACTCGTTATTTTCAATATAAATAGAAACATCGGACCTGTATTTTTATACGGGTCCCTTTATTTTAAAAATGTGGATAAGTTTCTCAAAAAAGATTTGGTGGGTAAATTATACCGACGTACATTTGTGGAACAAAAACAAAATGTTATGTCACACACACTTTCAATCTTACCTTACTTTATCGTTGCAGCAGTTGTAATTTACAAATTCAATAAACTAACTAAACTTAAATAAAATGTCAAAAAGAAAAGTAGGTCATACGACCACTAAGAACACTCAGAAGAAAAGTAATAAACCTACCATCATTACAGACCAATTAGGACCCGAAAATCCTATTGTAGGGGTAATGTGTATAATTGATAATAAAGGTGAAATAACCCCCCTTAGATTTGCGTTCCCTAAGGTTCATTTAGAACCACCTACAGATATAAGTAATTTAAACTTAGACGAGGCACGTGAAAATACAATGAGAGATGTTGGTCAATTATATTATGCACTGACAAACTATGATAAAGTTAAATCAACATTAGGGGATTTAGCACAGGCTGATATATTCAACAAATTGATTGAAGCTGTCGGTTCTTTTATTGTGATTGTAGCACATCAGGATAAAGATATAATTGATACCAATTTTAAACCTGAAGATAGCGTTGGTATTATAGTTGGATTTAACTATGAGGATAATGAAGATGGTAGCTTTAATATACAACCAACAGCGTCAGGTATTAACTATACTGACTATAAAGGTTGGTTAGAAAGCACCAATAATTTTAAACAAGAAGTAAATAAAGTTAAAAACTAATCCATTTCTACTTATAATAAGTCAGTTTTTTTAACATTTTAACTGATTGCCCTACTGTTTCTACAGTGGGGTTTTTTATTTCTTTTCTAATTGGGCGTAGCAAACTGCCAGTGCTTGTTCTTGAGTATCATACTCACTACCAATAGCTTCCATACAACGACTAATGTATTTGTCTTCAGCTTCATTTCTTTCTGGTTGTGGTATTACAAACTTCTCTTCAACCTGCAGTGGTAATTTAATTTCAAAATTGTTCTGCTTCAATCTGATTATATCTTCTAATTTCATATTAATCTATTTTAAAGTTAATTCGTATTTAATTTGATATAAGAACTTCTGTAGATCGTCCACCTGATTTTGTATCCAACTGTCAGCACCTAATGCTTGACGATTAGCTTGAGTATAAACACACAATCCCTTTAGATATTCGTAG